AGTAGTACCCTGCTCATTTATATCACCTGACCAACAAGCGCTGACAGATAGAACCTCATTAGTTGGCCCATTATCCAAAATAATTCGGAAACCATTGAGCTGAAGAACGGAAGTAAAGCCGCCACCTGTCGTAACAGATTGACCTCCTACCTCAACTACAGATCCTGAAATCTGACGCATTGGATGAGCAAGACTGCCGGATATCCCGGCCAATTCTTTTGAAAGAATACCTGCCATTTTTATCTCCATTCTTCTGAAGGGGGTACAAGACCCCCCTCAGTGTAAGAATTATGGTAAAACTACTCTGCCATTCCAACCCGGTGCCTTGCACGAGAGTTGGGCATAGTAACCAATACGGGCTTCAATAGCGTCAGCATCTGTCACACGAAGCAAGCGATTGCCATCGTGACTCAAAATGCGTGGGCATTGACCCAAACTGTTCATTGTCCAAGTGTCCAACTGAAGCAACCAAGCAGTAGCAGGTTGACAATCTGAGTCAGGAATACACCTAATGGTGCCATATGGAGCATGAAGCTCTAGTGCTTCAAATCCAATTTTTCCTTTTTCAGATGGGCCTTCCCCGTCCGACTTAACATAACGGATACGACTATTCGCTCCGGCTCCAATTTCATTTACAAGCGCTGAAAATCTATCAAAGCTCATAAAACAATAATCAGGTCTACCACCTTCTCTACCAATCAGCGATGCTGTATCGATAAGAGTTTGTTCAATGGTAGCTCCGGTAACACCACGGATTCCTGCCAAACGGGTAGGATCTGCACTTCGGTCTACACCAAAGAAGTTATCACCGGGTACAGGCGCTACTGTGGGTAACCATGCCTCAAGACCACTGATCTTAAGGTTTCGGTCACCAACCACAATGTACTGATCACCAACAGCAGGAACACCCGCTCCACCTACTTGCGTAGCTGTAAAGCCGGGAGTTGCACCCCCGCGTTGTACAGCAGTAACAAGTAACTGCATGGTTGGGATCGCAGCATTGTCTTGAAGCAGCATACCTACCTCAACACCTGTGATCTGATCGCCAAGAGCGGCAACAGAGTTAACCTGAATTGGAGGGCCAAGTGCAACAGCACCACCCGCCGTGTCGAAAACTACACCACTTCCATCACGATATGTAGCATGACAGAGTGATCGAGTAATAGCGCTCATGGCACCGTCGATCTCTGCAGTCGCTGCTTGCATAAATGCGTTGGAATCACCCTTCGACGCATCCAAAGTTTCACCATCAACACGGGCAATCGAGTAGTCTCGATCTCGTGTCAGTAAAAAACTCTGAATTTGAGAAGGTTGGTATTGGTTAGGCCCTAAGACCGCACCTGTCTTCTGCGCTGCCGTGAAGGTAGCACTTCTGTTCTGTGGGTTGGCACTCATTACCGGGACGGGCATAACCCGGCCACCCATTTTAGTATATTTAGGTAACAGTGCTAGGAGTGGTCTATTCTTATAGACTAAATCCGTAACCTGTTGCCCATGATAATGCTCTTTTAACGCTTCTTCAAAGCTGACAAGATCTAAATCGCCCGCAGGAGAAGCAAACATATTGACGTGAGCATATACTTGAGCCATGTTCGTTTCCTTTCAGTTTTATCCCCACCGTAACTTAGCAGCAGACCTATCTATGGACTCCTGCCTAGTCATCGGTTCATCGTCCACATAACGTGGAGCTTGGGTTCCGATATCATTAGTTAATGTTTTCTGCCTACTGTCTCGCGGCACAGGGGTTCTTCGGCTTTCGCCTACCCTCGCTAGTCCTAACTTCGCTAACATCCGATCAGAGGATACATATCTTTTCGCCTCTGCCTCATAAAACTCTTGGACAGCTTCACATGCTACTTTCTTTTCCATCACGTTGCCTGTCTCACTATAGTGTTGTCCAATCACACTAAGTACGACATCTTCGGCATCGGCACTTTTCAGTATATCAAAATCTTCTTCATTAGTATCTATGAAATCGCGCACTTCTACAAGTGCTTTTTCGTATGCTTCTTTAGCTTGTACTTCTTGGTGCTGAGTTGCTCTTTTATCCGAAACTTCTTCGTGACCCTTTATCTGCCCCTCCAAGTTTTCGATCTTACTCATAATATCAGCTTTATAGATATCTTCAGGAGACTGACTAAGACTGTTTAGGTGATGGTCAGTATATTTGTCGTACGTTAGACCCATAGACTCTGCAAATGCAATGGGGTCTTTCTCTACGGTATCTAGCTTACCTTTGAGTTCATCCAATGACCCCTCTTTGGCCTGAAGAGATTCTTCCATTTTTTTAAGACTAGCCTCCTTTTCCGCAAGATTTGCTGCTTGTCGGCTTGCGTCAAAGACATTGGGTTCTTCTTCTGCTTCATTTTCTTGCTGCATTTCTTGTGTATTTTCTTCAGTCATCATTTTTCCTTTCAATTATGATGGTAATTCTTGTCCCGGCATCTGTGCCAATTCAGACATCACGCCGGATGGTTCTGCTTGTGGTGGAGCGTTGGCTGCTTGGGCCTGAGCCTGTAATTGGGCTGCTTGCATTTGCTGCGCCATCATTTGCTGCTGTTGGGCTTGCATGGCTTCGTTCATCAATGAACTAGAATCAGCAACAAAACGCCTCATTAGACCCAAACGATCTTCATCTACCCCATCTAGTCTCGCACGAATATAGGCTTGGTTCATTTTCTTCATGGAAAGAGCCAAATTACTAAATGGCTCCGGGGCGATGTACACCCCCTTTTCGATTATAGTTTCAATAATCATATCTATTTCTTCCACCGCAGCGTTCTCCAAACTCTGTACAGATTCTATATCAGGAAAATCTAATAAAGCCAACCCGTCCTCTCTTGAAAGAAGACCTGACCTCATCATCTCCTCCACAGTCTGAAGCCTTGCAGCCGGAGTAACAGGAAGTAATGCAGTTGGGTATATTTGCATGACATATTGGTCTTCAGCTAAGTTGATATCTCCCCACTCGATACTCTCCAAATTATCTTTAGAGAATGCGGTAATGGAGAAATCGCTTTTACCTTCATTGGCTATGTCTCTTGCTATATTTACCATCTGCTTCGCTGCGTCCAAATACATTTTCTCATAAGCTCTACCAAAAGCTAGAAATCTCTCGCTTTCGATATCAGAGAACTCGCGCAGCGCTCTGCCGCTCTCAATGCCTGATGGCTTTCGAGCAGAAGCAGACAACTGACTTACTCCCACAATCTCATACGCTCTCGAATAGAGCCTATCCAAATGAAGAAACATTTCGGGACTTACCGCATTGGCAGTCTTGTAGATCGGCGGCGTTCCGGCGTACTCTATAACTCCACCTATTTCATTGTTTATATGTCCTTTGGAAACCTTGCTCCCGCGCTCTATAAAGATCTTAGGTATACTGCACAGATGCAAAGAAATCTGTATAGTCTTGAGCATCTTGTTTATCTCGATTTGTAATCCTGTAAGTTGCTCTGCTATTCCCTGACCCCAATACCCCATACCCCTATCGCTCCATCTAAGCGATACGAAGGGAAAGTATGGCCTATTGTATGGCTCGTCCAAGAGAGTCACACTATCGATGACTATGCTGTGCCTTCCATCCTCAGAATCCCTAGAGGACGGTAAATGCCATGCTTCTATTACCGTTACATGGGTGGCTATTGCCATAGTGGAACTTCCATCTCGCTCCATCGTCGCACTGAGAATTTCCTTTTCCTTCTCAGGATACAGGCCAATAAGAACTTCCCGGTTCACCTGCTTCCTCTGAAAAGCTTGTCGTGGAGTCCCATAGATGGCCTCAGCATCATCAATAAGAATCTCATGTGGGAATACTCTCTCGCCCACAATGTTGCCATCGTTCTCGTAGATCTTCATAAACCCTGTACCAAATATGCAAGCATCCCGGCACACATCCTCGCCCACCGTGTATATATCGCTTGCGTAGAATAGACCCTGAGTGAACTTATTGAGGAGCTTGGCTTTCCTCTTCATCGAATAGTCTGCCCCGCTTGTCAGGAATAAAGGACGGGGTCTGTTTCGCATAATCTTTGATACGATTGTAGAAACCATGGAATGAACGACATTCAGGGTAAGACGTGAGTCAGAACTGAATGAAGTCGAAGGCGCTCTCGCGTATTGGTTAGCGGTTAGACCTGCGATCGGCAAGTTCCCGTAAAGGCGTAGGTGTCTCAGATCGCCATAGGATCGGTACTGTTGGTTGTCAGCAATGTACATTGCCGCATCCCAAACATATGAGTATATATTTTCCTCATCCGCTTGCCACCAAAAGGTATTGAATTTATCTTTAGAAACCATACTTAATCCTCTCAGCCGGAGTCAGACTCATCATGCTTTCGTTATACTCTGCTTCCAAGCGCTGCAGATCTAGCCTAGACTGATTTAACTTTTCAGTAAGTATATCTGCCTCAACGGCATTTTTCTGTAACATTAAATCTAAAGATGCATCACGAGTATCCTCCAATCGCTTTTCCTCGTACCATTGTGATCTATTAGTGTGGGCTGTTTCGGCCTCCTCATTCTCCGCAGCCATTTCTTCTCGCATCTCTTTTGTGGGTAGGGACGGTTGTACCATATATTTTCTATTGAACTCACTTTGCTGTTCTTCCGTGCCTTCTCTCTTTAATTTCTTCTTGGCAAGATATGCCTCTTCCCCCACCGATTCATCTAACCTTGCTTGAGGATCAGAAGGCTGTACTGTATTAAACTGAATATCCTTTTCCAACTTCCTCTGATTATTCGTAGTGATTTCATGATCCAATTCAGAAGCTTGACGTGGTGGTTCTTCTTGGGGTACTAAGGGAACGAGATCCATGCGGGGTGGTGCTTGTTCTTCCGCTTTTTGCTTCTGATACCATTCCGGAGCGTTGGTTGTACGAGATCCTTCTCCGGCTTGTGTATTTACACTAAAGTTTTTACTAGCCGTGTTATTGGAGAACACCAATTGCAAGACCTTATCTGCTAATTCAATATTTTCAGTAGCATCTATTTGAGCAAGTAGCTTCTGAAGTGTATCCAATGCTGCCTGATCGGCTAGTGGACTTTGGTCTGCCATCTATCGTCCTCCCGATGAATAGTATAATAACTCTTCTTCTTCATTAGCATTCAATTTACCATCCCCCTGAGCATCAATGAACTTGCTAACACCTTCTGCAGGTAAAGAAACAAAATGAGTAAACTTCAAACTTATGTCTCCAATGGTAATTTCCTGAACACCGTTTGAGCGAAGAGTCCTTAGAAACTCATCTAGTTTACCTGTATTTTCCATCATTTCCAAGAGCTTAGACGGTTTTTTTAATATCATAGTTCCTCCCACCATTCCATTTCTTCTTCTTTTCTTAGATTTATAACTTCCTTATCCTCCCACTCGTCCCAATAACTTTTCCAATATTCTTGTGTACCATAGGTTGGATTAAAGGGCAATTCTTCGCTACAATAGTGCTTAGACTCTCTCCATGCATAAAGAAAGGCATCAGACAGATGATTTTCAAACCTCTTATCTTCGGACTTTCGATCCTCCTCCCACTGCAACAATCCCCACTCACCTGCCAACAGGCTGTTCGGTGGGATTTTGATGAACCCGGAGCGGAGATCAGAGTTAAGAAGTTCAATATAGCTAAACTTGTCATGTTTCGTTGCGGCGTGGACGGGGAGATTATAACGGATACGGAATTCCTCAGCGATGCTCTTTCCAAGGCCGCCCGTATCCATCACAATTCTGATGAATTCATACTCGTCCATGAGCTGTTGGATCTTCTTGGCGATTACTGCCGGAATCATCCCGACTTCTTTCATTTCGTAGACAAGATAGAGAGTAGGAAGGTACCTATTAAAGGCACAAACAGTAAACGCACTTGCATCGTTGAATCCCAAATCCACTCCAAGTATGTACTCGAAGTCATAATCAATGGTGGGGAGGGAGTCGTACAAATTAACAGCCTCGTCGAATTTATAAACCAAACTGTCTGTGGATCGAATCCACCTCCCGCACCACTCACGTAGGTAGACAGGATGTTCATTATCCCATCCCCTGCGATTCATTCGTCGCTCCAACCACTCACCTGCATGGGGTACATGGGGGTTATCTCTAATAGTCCAATGGTGGTTACTATAATCCCCATGAGGATCTGTTGTCACCCTGTGGAAAATACCTGCACAGGCAGCATTTGGGGTTCCGATAAGACACATCGTCCCATCATGGTCGATTAGTGTAGGCTCCAAGACCTCCTCCACAAGCTCATCCATATGAGGCCCAAAGGAAGCGCACTCATCAATGACGATTAGTACAAATGCGCTCCCCCTGAGCTTATCTACGTCTGCTTGGTCATTCGCTGCCGTCAAATATATTACACTCCCGTTGGGGAGATATGCGGTCAACTCTGAGTTATTGAAGTTGATATTCATACTATACTTGCGGTCTAGCTGCTTCAACTTGGGCCACATGACTCGCTAGGCGTTGATACGAGTCAAGGCGATATAGGATGCCTCGCTCTCAGGATTCTCTAAGGCTTGTTTTAAGTGATTAACTGCAGCAGAGTGTGTCTTTCCTGCGCGGCGCGAACACAGGGCAGTCTTGAGCTTTGCAGGGTCACTTATAAAGGCTACTTGCTTGTCAAAACAGTCCTTATAGAACTGAGTCGATCTCTCAGCCGCCTTGAGTGACTTCTCTTGCTGTGGGGGTTCTCCGAATCTCTTGACGTACTCCTTGAGAACTTCCCTA